CCAAGGTCTGACAGCTGCTCGGCCGCCCTAGCGGGCTACCTGCGCCCGGCGGAGTGAGTGGTCCCAACTTGCCCCGCGGTGCTGGCCCTGCCCCTGCCAATTGCCTGCCGACTGGGGGCTGTAACCCCCACCACTATCTCCCATAGCTAGCAGCCGCTCGTAAGGGCTCGTAACCCAACGGGATGGTGGGAAACGCGGGTAACCACCCGTAAGGATGGGGGTATCGGGGACCCGGGCCCACCCCCTCGACAGGTTTTGGTGTGGCGCTCCGCCCCGGCGGGCCCCTCCAAGTGCCCAAACCCCAAAACCTTTTGGCCAACGCGGTGCGTCAGCAGCTCAATTACAACGGAATGCCGCAAGGACCCGTGCCAACTTGTACCGGCGGAGGGATGGTCAACCGGCCATAACGCACCGCGTTGAGGTGCGGGCAGCGGTCAACATGACCCACTTCCTAAAAGCTCCGGGTGGTCGGGACGCAGTGGTCCAACCGCCACCGGGCCACTGTGTCAATTTTGACACGTGACACCTTGACACACCGGCGGCTAGTGCTTATACTGAATGGATCGGCGCCAATCGCGACCCATCCCGACGGGTCCGGGGCCCAGCGAGCCGAACCCTTCCGCCCGGCACCACCCCCTCCGCCAGCTCGCTGACGGACCCGGGCACGACATTCAGAGCCCCGAGTACTCCCCGCTGGTCCAACCAGGGCGCGGGGCCGGGGCTCCTCCCGCGGAGCACCAGTGCCCCTGACTAAGTCGACCGGCCGCAAGGCCTTCAGCGCCAACGTGAAGCGCGAGATCGCCGCCGGTAAGCCCCAGAAGCAAGCGGTCGCGATCGCTTATTCGACCCAGCGCGAGGCCCAGAAGCGCGGCGGGCACGTGACGGCCGCGGCGAATCACTCCAGGGCCCACCGGCGCCGCCAGGGCTATTAATGTACGCCTGCCGCCTCTGCAGGGTCGCGCTATCGGCCGAGATGGGCTGCGCCTCCTGCAATCCGATCCGCCGCAACCTGGTGGTCGTGGGCGAGACCGAGGACGAGCGCCCGTCGCTGTCCGGCGTATCGGCAGAGGCCGTGAGCACCCTCCGGGCCCAGGTCAAGCACCTTGGTGGCTCCCTGAAGACGGACCCGGATGACGACGCCGCGCACCGTCGGTTCATCGCGACGTCCAATGCCCTGGCGAAGATCCTGGGCGAGGCCCGGAAGCTCCAGGATGACGGCGCGGACGCCGTCGCCAATATGAGCTTCCACGAGCGCGCCGCGATGTTCGTCGCCTGGTACGCGGACCTCCCGCCGGCCTACCGGCTCTCGATCAGGGAGCAGCAGGCCGACTTTGAGACGAAGGTGGCGGCGCCGGTGCGCGACGAGGTGGCGCTGTCGTGACCGACCCGGTCCTCATCAGGCAGCTCGCCCCCGGCGACATGGCCTACGTTTTCGCCACGTGGCTCCGCGATCTGCGGGACGCCGACGGTGGCCCGCTCGCCGACGGTGAGTGGTACCCGGCACACCGCGCCCACATCGAGCGCGTGCTGGCCGACAAGAACACGGTGGCCCTCGTGGCCGCCGCGGCCGACAAGCCCGAGGAGATCCTCGGCTACGTCGTGGCCGAACCCAATGAGGTGCTCTGGTGGGTAACAGTGCGAAGGCCGCTCCGCGAGCGCGGGCTGGCGAAGCGACTCCTTCAGGCGGCCACCGTGCCGCCGGGAACCCCGGCCGCGTGGTCGACGTCCAGCAGCCGGCAACGGCTCCGGAACCCGCCCCGCGGGCGGAAGATCAGGGCCCGGTCGCGAGGGTGAACGGAACGCGGGTCCGCGAGCTGCGGGCCATTGTGGCGCCGAGCCCGGTGGGCCCCGCCGCATTCGTCACGGAGGACGGCGGGACCGAGGAGGTCTCGCGCGTGTACTTCGACGGGACCGCTATCGATTTGGGCCACGGCAAGGGCCGGGCCATCTGCGGTCGTAAGCCAGTGGCACTGGACTTCGATAGTACCAGTGGGCTCACGGTCCACATGACCGACGGCTTCCACATCCACATCCCAGTGGCACTGCTCAGAGTGTCCTACCGGACTTAGGATAGGGCCTTCCCTTCCCTCCCGAGCCCGGCACCCTTCCGTCCATTATAAGACCTAAACGCGGCGTGTCAAGACCCCATGGCTAGAAAGCCCAATAAGGACCTGCTGGCCTCTCTCTTCGCGAGCGTCCAGAAGGCCGCTGAGGCCCGCAAAAAGACCTCGGCGTGGTCCGATAAGGGGGCCGCGCTTCGGAGCGTTCTGAGGCCACACCAGGCGCGCCTGGAGGGTGATCCGGCCCTGCGGAAGGCTGTCCGGTCAGCCCGGCAGGTAGGCAAGTCCACCGCCGCCACGCTGATCGCCGCGATCCGCTGTCTCGAGCGCAGCCAGTCCGACTGGGTCGTTGTCGGCCTGACGCGGCCCTCGGTCAAGCGCATCTACTGGTCGGCGTTGCAGCGCCTCAACGAGGCGTTCGAGCTGGGCCTGCGGTTCCAGCACCAGGAACTGGTCGCCAACTTCCCCAACGGTTCCAAGATCTTCTTCGTCGGCGCCGAGAACTGGGCGGAGATCGAGAAGCTCCGCGGCGGTCGGTACCACGGCGCCATCGTCGATGAGTGCAAGTCCTTTCCGCTGACCATCTTCGAGGCCCTACTTCAGGACGTTCTCGAGCCGGCCCTGATGGCCCAGGGCGGCGAGATGATCATCATCGGCACCCCCGGCGACGTGCTCCACGGGGAGTTCTACCTCGCCACGTGCCGCCCGGCGGTTCTTCGGTCCCGTGACGTTGCGGAGGACCAGCGGTGGTCCAACAACCTCGCCGGACACCCGGACGAGGCCGGGCGCAGAGCGCTCTGGTCCCTGCACGTCTGGACCCTCCGCGATAACGACATCCGCTTCAAGGATCCGCGCTCGGGCCGCGAGTTCACCCTCTGGGACAAGGCCCTGCAGATCAAGGCCGACCGAGGTTGGGGCGATGATCATCCTACTTGGCGCCGGGAGTACCTCGGGGAGTGGGTCGCGACGGATGGCCTATTGGTCTACCGGTACCGACCGCACGTTCACGATTACAGCCCTCGGCAGGATACTCACTGGGGCCTTCCTGAGGCTGTTGCGGCTCAGCCGCTTCACACGGTGATCGGCTTCGACTTCGGCTCCCGGGACGGTACCGCCCTGGTGGTATGGGCCTTCTCGGACCACAACCCGGACCTCTGGGAGCTGTACTCCGACAAGCGCACGGTGGCCCCCGGGCAGAAGATGACCGTTTCGGACATTGCCGCCTGGTACAAGGAAGTCGAGGCGGAGTTCGGTCCGTTTGAGGGCTGGCCCGCCGACTTCGCCGGCCTGGCGACGATGGTGATGGACACCCTGGCCGACGAGCACGGGGTCTTCCTCGAGCCGGCCGAGAAGAAGCAGAAGCCCGACCACATCGAGTTGTTCAACAACGACCTCGACGGCGGGCGGATTCATGTTCGCCGCGGCTCCGCTCTCTCGAAGGAGCTAGTGGCCCACAAGTGGTCTGACAAGCACCTCCTGGTGGTGGACGGGAGGACCGTCCTGAAGACCGACAAGCGCAAGGAGTCGGACGAGACGCCGAATGACGTCGCCGACGCCGCACTCTACGCGTTCCGGTGGTGCCGCCATCGTCAGGCCAAGCCGGAGGCCGCCGCCGCCGCGATGTACTCGCGCGAGTGGTGGCTCAGTGTGGCCGCCGAGGACCTCAAGAGGGCCGAAGAGGCCGCACGTGCCGCCAAGGAGCCAGCGGAGCTGGACCGGCCGTGGTGGGAGAACTAATGAGCCCCGAGCAGTTGAAGCAGTACATCGACGTCCTACGCGCCGGGAACGTCATGCAGGCAAGCCTCAAGTTTTCCCTACAGACCGACAACTTGGTGGCACCCGTCGAGCTGTCGCTGGTACTAGGCCCGGATCCAATTCCCGTGGACGTCCTCGGGGATCCCCAGCCGGGCGGCTGGAAGCGGGATCCCAATGATCCGGAAGACCCGGACCCACTGGGCCTCGGCGACCTCGACGCGCCCTTCCCGGCTGATCCCGCGCCCGAGGTCGAGCCCGAATGAGCGATACCACGTTCGTCTACCCGGACGGCGATCCCTGGTGGGAGGTCGACGATGACGGCCCCGGTCAGGTCAAACTGGCCCGGAAGGTCATCGATACGGTCCAGGACATCGAGCGCCGGCAGTTCTCGATCTTCGAGGGCAACCGGCGCCACGCCAAGATCTACGCCGGGTACCTGCCGCAGGGCCTCGCCTGGGGCTCGCAGCCAACCGCCGCGGCCCGCGTGCCCTTCGAGGCCACGAAGGGCGTCATTAGGTCAGTATGCGACACCGCCACGGCCCTCATCGTCCGGTCACGGCCCCGCGCCGCGATCGTGACCGACGGCGCCGACTGGACTGTGGCCCGGATGGCCGACCAGATGGAGCAGTTCTGCACCGGGGCGTACTCGGTGGCGAACATCTACAAGGTCGCGCCGCGCAGCTTCTTCGACTCCACCATCTTCGGCACCGGTGCCTGGAAGTACGTGGAGCGCGGCACCGGCGAGGACTTCCGCGTGGAGGTCGAGCGCGTTCTCCCGGACGACCTGGTCGTGGACGAGGAGGAGTGCCGCGAGCACCTCGAGCCGCAGAACGTCTACCACCGGGTGATCGTCCGCACCGACGCCGTCATCGCCCGCTGGGGTGACGACGACCCGGACCGCATTACCAAGATACGTGCCGCCGGTGCCGCCGCCGGCTGGCCCAGTCGCTATGTTCCCAAGGACCGCGTCGTGGTCGTCATGGCCTACCACGTGGATCCGGACGATCCGTCGGGCAACCGCCGGACCATCGCCGTTCAGGGCCTCGTCCTTGACGACATGAAGTGGCCGTACCCGTGGCACCCGTTCACCTTCCTCTGGTGGACCACGCCGATCACCGGGTTCTACGGCGACGGTATCGCGTATCGCCAGTTCGGCCGCCAGCAGCGCATCACGTACCTGTACCGCTGGATTCACCGCTGCCAGGAGCTTTTCGCCACGCCCACCGCCTGGGTTGACCCCGCGGGCGGCCCGCCGGTTAGTCACCTGAGTAACGAGATCGGGCGCGTTATCCTGGCCCGCAAGCCCCCGACCATTCAGGTCCCCAGTGCCGTGCCGCCGGAGATCTACCGGTGGCTGAACGAGCTGGAGAGCGGTGGCTACGAGGACGAGGGCATCAGTCAGGTTACGGCTAACAACCGACTCCCGCCCGGTATCGAGTCGGCCCCGGCCCAGCGCGAGTACAGCTACAAGGAGGGCCAGCGCTTCGCCCCCGTTAGCCAGCGCTGGGAGGACGCCGTCGGCGTCGAGCCCGCCTACAAGCTCATCGCGATGTACCGGCGCCACGCCGAGACCTCGGACTCCAAGCCCCGGATCCAGTGGGCCGACCGCCGGTTTCTGCAGCGAGTCGATTGGCCCTCCATCAAGGAGGACCGGTACGAGTGGCGCGCCGAGGCGGCGTCCCTCGACTCCCTTTCCCCCGCCGCTCGCATCCAGAGTGCCCTCGAACTAGCCCAGACTGGCTGGGTATCGCCCGCTGAGGGTCGCGAGTTGGTGGATCACCCCGACCTGCGCAAGGCCGATGAGTTGGACAATGCGCCGCGGGCCTACGCCCAGCGCGTAGTCGAGAAGCTCTACCACGGTGATGTGGTGCAGTTGGACGAGTACTCGGACCTCGGGGTCCTGGACGACGTCGTCCGCAAGGCCCGGCTCGCCGCCATTAACAAGAACGCACCGACGAAGATCGTGGACAACATGTCCCGCTTCCTCGACGAACTGGACCGCGAAAAGATGCAAGTCGCCGCGGCCCAAGCGCAACAGATGCAAGGCCCTGCCGGGGCCCCCGCGCCCGCGATGTCCACCGCCGCGAGCCAGGGAGCCCCAATGCCATTCGCCGGTGGAGCTGGTCGTTGAACAGTGAGTGACATGCAGTCGGGCGCCGCGGGCGCCTCCGGAGCGGTTGACTTCGGTTTTGTCGGGGGGTTCGCCCCCGGTTCGGTGGAGCAGCCGGTTCCGATGGACGCCGGTGAGGCCGCGCCCACCGCGGCACCGACGGAGGCCGCCCCCGCGGAGGCCCCGGTGGCCCCAGAGAAGAAAGACCCCCTTGCCGACCTCATCCGCAAGCAGCGAGAGGACCGGCAGGCCCGAGAGGTTGATGCCAGGAAGGCGAAGGACGCCGAGGCCAAGGTGGCGGAGGCCCACGGCGAGGTCGAGAAGCTCAAGCGCTCCCTCTCCGAGTTCGAGGCCGACCCCATCGGCTACGCCCGCGCGGCCCAGTGGTCCAAGGAGAAGCAGGTCTACATTGGCCAGATGCTCCTCTACGACCTGGCCCCGGACAAGGCCACGCCGGACATACGACAGCGCCTCTTCGAGGCGAAGCAGGCCCTTCGCGAGAAGGAGCGGGCCACCCAGGCCGAGACCGATCGCCAGCGCCAGGCGCAGGAACGAGACCGGTCAACGTACACGAATTTCGTCGCCCAGGTCCGAGAGGCCGCGGGCTCCTTCGAGGCCGGGGGCTACCCGGAGTCGGAGGACTGGTTCGGTGAGGACCGGGACAACTACGCACAGTCCCTCGTTGCCACTGCGGTGAACCTGCAGCGGGCGGCGGAGGCCCAGGGGAAGGTCGCCGACCTACGTCCCGAGAACCTGGCTCGGGTACTGGAGCAGGAAATCGCCCGCCGCATGTCGGCCCGCGATACGCGCCGTGGTGGACGGCAGCCGGCGGAGCCGGTGCAGCGGTTGGCCCAAGGGGCCGGCGGGAGGCTTCCCGCGGACAGCACCAAAGGCATGACCGGTGCCGGGACCCCAAGGCCCAAGGCCCTCACAGACGCGGAGCGCATCGCTCGCGCGGCCGAGGTGGCCTTCAGGAAGCCCGGGGCTCGCGGCTGATCCCCTAGCTCTCACGGAGGTCGCACATGGCGACCGTACTTGGCGACGTTCAATGGAACGCGCTCCTCAAGGAACTCTACCCCGATGGTCTCCCCGCGGAGATCATGATGCGCAAGCACGTCCTTCTCAGCAA